ATATCAATTATTTTACCCTCATGATAAATATTTCGCTCAACTCCTGAAATGGCAATTGTCAAATAAAGGAGTTGCAAGATGTAATGAGGGTGTAGTTCGATACACAACCGACGGATGTAGAATGTCAGGTGATACAAACACCGCGCTCGGCAACTGTCTGTTAATGTGTTCTATGATGTATGCCTATGCCAAAAGTATCAAGGTTGAGATACGAATGGCCAACGATGGGGATGATTGCGTTGTTGTAATGGAACAGCGTGATCTGAACGTCTTCAGCGCTGGGTTGCACGATTATTTTAGCTCTTTAGGGTTTAATATGACGACAGAAACTCCAGTTTACACATTTGAGCAAATCGAATTTTGTCAGTGCCATCCAGTTTTTGATGGTTACCAGTATATTATGGTTCGAGATCCAAGGGTAGCAATATCCAAGGATACAGTCGCCATTAAGCCACTCGATAATCAAAAGATATTGAAACGATGGAGTTCAGCAGTGGGAGAAGGTGGGATGCATTTAACAGGTGGCATACCCATTTGGCAGGATTTTTATTCCGTGTTTGCCCGAATAGGGTCAGGCGCGAAGCCATTAACAGACCCCACTATGGAGACTGGTATGCAACGGATGTCTAGAGGGATGTATAGGAAATACAAGCCTATTTCAACTGAGACTAGATATTCATTTTATCTTGCTTTTGGTATATCACCCCAAGAACAGTATGTAATTGAGGAGTATTACCACAGTTTAGATTTCAAGGCAGACGGTCAGTCAACTCGTTTCGTCACTCTTCCCATGCCAGGGAGAGAGGACGATGCTAGTCTCCTGCACTAGCGTGCGATGGTTTGTGGACCATAACACCACCCCGGCACGGCAAGTGTCATTGGGTCATTATTGCGTGAAACCCCAAAACGGTGCTATGCTTAATAATTCCGTGCTAAACAAAATGCCGAACGACTGCACGGCGGTTTCCGAAGTGTTGCAATATGATGTACAGTCTCTGTGGTCACAGG